ATATCCATAAGGTGCTGATTTATTTCTTTTAGTTCCTTAATAACTTCACTTTGTGATTCCTCTTTTAACATTAATTCAAGCGCTTCACCTTCAATAATACCACCACTCTCTAAAATCTCTCTCGTTGGATGTTTTGACATCTAGCCCACCTCATTCACGCTTGAAATTTCAATCTCTAGATTATGATCCGGTCTCCATCCCTGCAGGTATTCTTTTGCCTTTTCGAAGTCTATCTTTAGGGTATCGCGGTAACTTGGAATCTTGAAATAATCTTTATAATCTCTCCAAAGTTGACAAAATACCTTATGATGAAGTTCTAAATATGCTTGACTGTCTTTACCTCCCAAGACTCTAACTGCTGTTGCACTCGCTATTTTTCTTAGTGTGTACTGCTTTCTACTGTCTACAGTAGTTGTGTTTTCTAGATTAGTTACTCGACTGTCAATATGTTCAACTCTATTGTTTGTCTGCTCGGTGGCTTCAAACATCAACTTAAGAGCAGTCATTGGATCATCTGGAACTTGATACGCGCCATATTTTCTAATAGATGGCAATACCTCATTTGTTACCCATCTTTTAAATTTTTTAGCAGTTGGCAATTTACTAGATAATATTAAACTGTATAGCCCAGATTCATTGATAATTGTCATATCTTGAACACCACTAGGTGTTTCTATTTTGGCAACACCTCTGTCTTCATCATCTACTTTTTTAGAAACCGCACTTCTTGGCTCTTTATAACCTAGGATCAAAGCAACATCCTTTCCAACAAAACATGGCTCATTGTTTATTAATAAGCTTCGCACTTCCCCGAATTCCTCATTTTTAAATATTTGTAATTGATTCATTTAAAATCTCCTTTCATTCTTTTGAATCTGTTTTGAATAGATCGTCGATTGATACTTCTAAGACAGTTGCAATCATTGGTATATGTTCTGGTCTAATCAATTGTCGATTACATAACATATTACTAAAATTTCTTTCATTGATTTCGCAACGGTTTGCAACTGCTTTTTGTTTCAATCCTTTTTCATTGATTAATTTTCTAATATTTTTAGAAAGTACAAGTTGTGTATTCAAATTATTACCACCTTCTTTTTACAAGTTTCTTGTAGATAAACAAAATATATCACACTTTTCTTGTAACTACAATACTTTTTTACAAGATTTTTGTAATTTTTGTATTGAGTTTATAAGAAACGTTGATATAATGTGTTTATAGGAGGCTATATTATGAGTTTAAATTCACGTATAAAAGAAAGAAGAGAAGAATTAGGGATGACACGAAATGAGCTATCTGAATTAATCGGGGTTACCCCTTCAGCAATCGCAAACTATGAAAACGGGGTTAGTTATCCAAAAGTTGAGTTGCTTTTTAAATTATTTGATGCATTAAAATGTGATGCAAACTATTTGTATCAAGATGATATGCAATCACTAAATGAAGAGTTTTCTACTACACTTAAAGAAAAACATATAATAAAACAATACCGCAATCTCGATGTTCATGGTGTTCAAGCTGTTGAATCTATTTTAAATATTGAATATGCAAGATGCGTCGCAGAAACACAGGCTATTTATGAGGCGACAGTATTAAAACCTGCTTATCAGTGTGGTCTAAGCGCAGGTACTGGTTTATATGCCTTTGATGATGTACCAACAGAACAGATAGAAGTTCCAATTGACTTTAAAGATATAGACTTCGTTATAAGCGTTAGCGGTGATTCAATGGAACCGACTTACCGTGATGGCGATAAGGTAATGATAAAGAAACAGCGTGATATTAAAATTGGTGAAATTGGAGCATTTATGGTTAATGGTGAGGCATATATAAAAGAGCTTGGTAACAAATGTTTGATATCTCATAATAAAAAATACACACCGATTGAATTTAACGAATCAATGCGCATAGATTGTATTGGAAAAGTTATAGGGAAATTGTAAATCAATAAGTGCATTTTATAGCGCATGAATGGAGGAAAAAAATTCAGTGAAGAAAGTAGGCAAAATTGATGATAAAGTTATTACTTTACTCGAATTACCTCAACCGAGCAATAAAACTATTTTCATTGGGCAAACAAACATCAATCATATGATGTCCAAACACCCTAAGGATTTCGCTAAATATGGAAATGAAATTTCCCGTATTATCTCTTCTCCCGACTATATTGGAATAAATAAAAAGGATAATTCTATTGAATACATAAAAGAATTTAAAATAGACAATGAATTCGTAAAGGTAGCTGTCAGAGTATCAAATGGCAATAAATTTTTTGTAAGATCATTGTATGTTGTCAGTAATAATCGAGTATCTAACTTCATAAAGAAGAAAACTTTAATAAAATATTGAAAAAAATACGAATAAATGTTATTATGCAAGTGTAATATTAATAGGTAAGAATACTGAGGACGGAACGGGCAGCCGTCGCCCTTGTTAGGAGATGCAGGAATGTCACCCTGCCTTATTCTTACAAATATCAAAACACTAGCATATGTGCTAGTGTTTTTCTCTATTATATTTATAAAAAATATATTTGCTGATGGTGAACTTGATAAAAATTCAGTTACCGAGAAAATCTCGACAACTGTTTCACGTAAAAAATTATTAACAAAAAAAGATCACTGCTGGTAACAGTGATCAATGAATGATACTGGTAATATCATTCGAGCATAATAAAAATTAACTTGGTCGGTTAATACTTTTTATTATGCTCCCATTATAACATATGAAGGGAGTTTTTTACAATGCCGGTTTACAAAGACAAGAAAAGAAATACGTGGTTTGTTTCTATAGATTATACCGATTCATTGGGTCAATCGCATAAACACAAAAAAAGAGGTTTTGAAACAAAAGAGCTTGCTCGCAACTACGAGGCAGCATATAGACTGTCTTATAAAACAATAAAGCAGCAGATAACTTTTAAACAACTCATAAATGATTTTATCACTTATAAATCAACTCGGGTAAAAGCAAGATCACTTAAAGATTTTGAATATCTTATAAATAAACAGTTAATACCTTACTTTGGTGAAATGATAGTTCAAAAAATAAATATACCTGTCATTGAAGATTTTCAAAATGAGTTATTAAAGAAAAATTATTCAAACAGCTACACTAAAATAATTCAATCAATGCTGAACCGATTATTAAATCATGCAGTACGCAGAATGATAATTGATAAAAATCCGTTTGATTATGTTGAATTTGTTCGTCATGAAAACAAAAAGAACAGTAGTAAAATAAGATACTGGACCTATGAAGAGTATAAAGCATTTAAAACAGTTATTAATGACCCTGATGACAGATTATTTTTTGATATGCTTTATCATACTGGAATGCGAATAGGAGAAGTGCAGACAAGAAAATGGAGCGATATAAACTGGATCAATAGAGATATTTATGTACATGACAACTGGGATGAAAAGAATCATTTATTATCAGAAGATACAAAAAATGGCAAGCACAGGCACGTTTTGCTAAACAAGGTATTAGTTAAGGGGTTAAAGGAAAAATACGCCAGAGATAAAAATATTGACGGTTTTAATGACAACTGTTATATCTTCGGAGTTTACGATGTGATTTACCAACAGTATTTTACACGCCTAAAAGATTCATATATAACGTTATATAATGAGCTTCACAGTGACAAGCCACTTAATCGGATTACACTTCATGAATTTAGGCACAGCCACGTTAGTATCTTGATAAACAGCGGGGTAAAGAGTCTAACGATTGCGGAAAGACTTGGACACAGTAAAGAAATGGTAGAGCGTGTTTATGGTCATCTTTTTCCTAGCGAACGTCAGGAAATTTTGAATGTTATAGATGATTTAGAATAA